AATAAACCTGCGTTTGCAACATATTCTAAAGTAAGAATACCTACAGCGTCAGCAGTTATTAAGGTACTAGAAGAAGCTTCAACATTGTAAGCATCTAAGCTAGAATGAGCATGTGCGCCAAGAAACTGAACCATTCTATCATTCGCGCTAGCATGGTCTACTTGCTTTCCAACTGCAATACAAATAAGATGGGTAACAGCAGTTTCGAGGGCTGCACTACCGCCAGAAGCAGTAGCTTTATAGATTGCACCAACTTCAAACATTTCCATTTGAGCTTGGCGGTCAGCTATAACTATTGATTTTCCACCATTTGCTCCACCTGTTGCTGTATCAGCTACATTTGCAGTTTTAATGTTGAACTTTTCACTTTTTTTAATCATGTACTCGTCTTCCATCCACTCAAAGATAGGAACTGGAGTCAATACTGACTTCATTCCAAACAGAGAGAAAATGGGAGTAACATTAGGGTTGTAGTAATGGATTTTTTCGCCAAGTTCTAAAACTTGTCTTTGAGACGCGTCAGAAAACTGTACAGCCGCTCCACTACCATATGTAGTATTTGCCATGAGGCACTCCTATTATTATGTATTATTATTAAATTCCATAATCCCTTTCCAAAAATTGTCTAAAGCTTTTTCTTCTGGTTCAATAGCACTTGGTGCGCTTCCACTTACGGATGCTGCACTATTTTGCTTGTTTTTTACCTTAGGAACAGTTTCTACATCAACTTTTGGTTGAGAATTATGCCCATTAGATAAAGTTTTCCATATATTAACCAAGTTCTCCTGAGTTACATTATTTGGGTCAGCAATAAATTGTCTATATTCAACAATCTCAGTATCGCTTAACCCCATTTTTTGCAACTCTATAGTTTCTGCGTCAAATGCCTGAGACTCACTAAGCTCTGACTTTAACTTTTCAACTTCTTGCATAGCTTGAACAGCACCTTGTTGAATAAGCCATTCGTTGTGTTGTTCGCGCCATTTTGCGGAGTTAGAGTTATCAATGCTTTCATCAAGAATATCATAATCATCTGGCTTTACCGGAGGAGAGTTTAAATTCTGTTGTTTTTCACTTACTGATTCTGTGAGTTTTTGAACTACATCAGGATTTTGAGCTAAGTAATCATCTAACTGTGCTAGCTTATCAAACTTCTCTTTTTGAGAGTTCCATTCATTTTTTTCCTTATCTGATTTTGATTGGAGTTGTTTGTAAGCGTCAGCAAGTTTTTGGACTCCCTGCTCATCATTTTTAAACTTATTCTCAATTAACCATTGCTCAATCTCGGATTTAGTTTCTGGTTCTTTATCTACTTTCTCATCAGATGTAGTTTCTTGAACTTCTTCCGTATTCTCCTCTGCAACAGAGACGTTCTGTTCTTGAGGTTCTTCTACTTCGGGTAAAGAGCCTGAGTTGAATTGTTCCAATTCAGCTAACAGGTTATCTTCATTCTTTACTTCTACCTGACTATTCTGGTCTTCATTTGTCATTACGATGCTCCTTTAAAGTTATCCGCTATGCTAGCGAAGCTTTGGATTCTGAGTTAACCGCTTGTTTTGCGACAGATAAGTCTTCGCTGACCATGCGAGTCTTATCTCTTTGTCGAGCTTGTTCTAGCTTAGCGTTAGATTTAATGGTGCTTACCGCTTCTGAAACAGGTTTGGTAGCCTCACTAATTTCTGCACGCATATTAGCATGGAACACTTCGCGCTCTCGAGTCTGCAAGTCACCTTGCATCTTCTTAAGTTCTTCTTGCGTTTGCTGTAATTGAGCTTGCAAGTTTGATATTTCTCCCATTCTTTGCATAAGACTTGCTTTATCTATATCGCCTTTCATATTCATAATTACTTGCGTTTTATCATAAATACCTGCATTTAGGAGTGTTAAATCTTTTTGTAGTTCTGCCATTGGCGATTTAGACCTAGTAGAACCCACAACTACTCTTACATCAAATTGAGCAGTTGTTAAATCGTATAATCTTTTTACTGCGCCTGTTTTATCGTCTATAACAGGAATATTTAATTGTACTTCACTTTCAGAGCCTTCTGGACTAACAATTCGCAATGTTCTCTGTTGGTCATATATATTTGGCATCCATTCTACAATTACTTTTGCTGAACGTGTAAGCATGTCATATATTGGTAATATTTTCCAGTTTTGTTTTCTTGAGCTAGACTCATCCATTATTTGCGCTTCACCAACAGTCCCCGGCGCACCTTGAGAATTTCCTTGGAGAAACTTGTACGCTCCAAAAACTGTTTCTATATCAACTTCATATCTTGCTTTTTCATTATATAAAGCAGAAGAAACTGACGGCGGGCTAAATTCTTTTATTTTTCCAGAAGCAAGCGCCCCGGGATTAGCTCTTATAATAGCATTTGGAATGTGCCATTTTTGAATTTCACTAGCGTCAATAGCGCCATCTTCATAAACAAGCTTAAAATTTGTTGTAGCATTAGTATGTGAAATAAGCAATGCTTCTGTTCTATTTAACATTCTTTGAGGTGTTTTTGAATGTCTTACATCTCCACTAGGAAAAGGATTTCCTGCATGCTCGTTACAAGCTACTGCAATAGGGTATTCTGAAACAGGTAATATTTCGTCATACAAAACAGTATCTCCCACTACAAATACTTCTCTTACTTTTGTAATGTACGTTAACTGCTCAGTAATTATTCCTTGTTTTAAAAAATCCTCATATTGCTTATCTTTTATTAATTCTTTGTATTCTTCTTTATTATAGAGCTGACTTTTACCTGTTTTTGTATCAAGAATTAAAGCATGAGGAATATTTACTTTTGTAAAGTAACAATACTTACGAACTCGTCCCTGATGGTCTAGAGATTGTGTTCCGGCTGTATCTATTTGGTCTCTAGAGTATTTTCCAGATGATTTTTCATTTCTATCTTCGTCATCTTTTGCTTCTTCTATTTCTTTTTCAAATTGAGGAAATAATATTTTTAAATGTTCTTTTGTGTGAATATCAGAATAAATTATTGCGCTAGCATCTGAAAAATCTGGGTTAGAACTATTAGGGTCAACAAAAATTGACTCAGGTGGCATTCTTTTTACTTTTATTGTACCTAAACCACCATCAGCCTTGTAATCTGGATAGATATACATACAGGCAATTCCTTTTACAATAAAGTCTTTACAAGCCTGTCTAAAATGAACATCTCCGTCAGAATCGTACCATATTTTATCTAAAAGTTGGTCAAAAACATATGCAACATCATTGTCGGTTTTACCAACAGAATGAACATCCCATTCTGGAGCAGAAGCTGCAATGTTTGCCAATACTTGCTCAACGGAAGGGCGTATTTTATTGTTAGCTTCTGGGGGTTGACCCACGCTGAGCAAGTAGTTCTTTTGTGACTTGGTTAATTGGCTCCCAAGATAGAACTCATGGTCTTCAGCCATTTGGTATCGATACTCACTAGAACTACTTTCAAAATGCAAATAGTCCGAGCGAACTTCTTCCGCTGTAATTTTTTTCGTATCTAGCTTCGCTAAGTTTAACATATGTTTGGGATAATGTTACAATAATGTTACACTTAATTCAAAATTTTTTGTTTAATAAAATTAAAGTACTAATTGGCGCTAAAATTAAATCACTCGTATAATCGTCTCCACCTTTGACCATGCTAGCTAATTCATTTAAATACATATACTTAACTGCTTTACGCAATTTATCAACTTTAAACAACATTGAAAATTTTATATCTCCGTCAACTGTAAAATTATGAACCCACCATTTAGCTTCAGTTATCGATATACCAGATGGCTTTCCTCTTGAGCGTATTTCAATAGCCATATTTCCTGTGTCAGCCCATATGTCCCGTTCTGTTTTAACTTCGATTGAGCCATCGCCTTCAAAAAGGTCTTTTATTTTTTGTTCATAGACTTGACCAAAGTCTAAATCAATATCAAAATTGCCCATTATGCTTCGTAAAAATCAGAAGCACTAAAGTTCTGGCCTGTCTCCCAATCTACTTCTAAAATAGGAGCAGGCGCTGTCCAGTCCCCATGCTCATTTTGCTCTACATCGGGCGCCCACACATCGTCTATTGCCCATCTTAACGCATCTAAAGTATCTTTTTTAAACGTACCATGTTCTTTAAAGTTTAATAACTCTGACTCTAGTTCTTCATGTTCGTCCCTAAGAAAAACCGAATGAGATGCAAAGTGCGGTTGCATTTGTTTTATTCTATAATATTTTGCTTTAATTGCTTTTCGAGTATTTATATTATAAAATCTTCCTGTAAGCTTAGAATGCCTTCTAACATAGTCTGCTAGCATAACATGTCCTGTTTCCTCAATCTTTATATCTTTAGGGTGGTACATGTCTGCTAACTCAAATAGTTTATCAGCTCCATCCATAGGAGCTACTTGACCCCTAAAATAGTCTAAAACATAAATATTGTATTCTTTATCTACTGCAATAACCATAATTACAGTATAATCAGCTTTTACGTTTTCACTTGAAGCAGGGTCAACTCCTAAAAATATATTTACAGGTAATTTAATCCTTCTGTCGTCGTCTGTTCTGAATATGTAACTTTGATTCTCTTCATATATATACCTACCTTCCCAATAACGCATATCTTTTTCTTTAAAAATTCTAAAACTATCATCTACAGGGATATTTTGATACTCTTGGTAAAAATATGCAATGTCGCCCTCTGATTTTAACCTGTCTCTTTCAGCTATTAACCACTCATAAGGCCTTCTGTCTGGCCAAAGAACTTTAACTTCGCCATTTATATCTTTTATTTCATTTCCAGACGTGACAAATTTTCCATTAGGCGTATTTTGTGGTATCGCTTGAAAAAATAACGACTTCCAACCCTTGACTTTATAATTTCCGTTCTTATCATATGCTAATGGGCCTGCAATTCTATTTAAATATGCAGAAGTATCTACGATTGTGCCTATAAATACTAATTTTGCATCTCCAGAGCCGGGTATAACAGCACCATTTAGCCATCTTCTAAATTTATCCCTAGCTGTAGGGGTAGTACTGTTCGCTTCACCTTCTCCATCATCAATAATTGTTAGCGTAGGTCTATATGCTCCATACTTTAAACCCCTAACTTTCTGACCTGTACCACGAATTAAACATTTACACATTACATTCGGGTTCCCACTACTGTCAAAACCGCCTATAACTTCTTTTTCTTCTTTACCCCAAACAGCTCCTTTTCTGTCTCCAAAAAAATAATGAATTTTAGGATTAAACTCTATTTCGTTTCCAATAGCTTCTAAGTTATACTTAGACTGCATTTCAGATTCCGATATAAGCAATAAAAATCGCTCTTCACCAAATAATAT